TGGGGCGTACGGTCGGGGCGTCGTTGGGGGACCGGGCGGATTTCGTACTGCCACATCCATCTGCCGTGGCTCGATTCGGGGATTCGGGCGAGGTGGCACGGAAGGTCAAGCGTATCGGGGAGCTGATCGAGAAGCGGGCGCGTATTTTCAAGGCGCTGTCCACGAAGCTCGTCAAATCCGAAGGCGGGGCCGATGGTGAAGAGGCATGGCTGAAGGACTGGCACAAGCAGATGTCACGTAGTGGGGAGGGCCGGTTCAGCTACCAGCACCACTGGCGGGGGCTGCTGGAAGATGAAATCGGGATGACCGACGAGGAGTTGATGCTGAAGACGGAGCATTCTGTCCACGGCGACCTCCGGATCGAAAGCGACGATGGGCTGTGGGGGTTTGCCGTGTTTCTGGGAGACACCGACGCCAACAGGGCTTTGGTGCATAATGACCGGCTGATCGACTGGGACACGAAAAAACGGCTGGAGGTGAGGCCGAAGTTAAATTCACCAAAAGAATGGCTCGATGTGGGATCCGAGAAACCTTTTGTCAGCAGGGACACCGACGCCGAAACGTTCGCGAAATTCTTCCTGAACGATACTGGTTCATTTCAGCTCGGGGTGGTGAAAAAAGAATCAGTCGAGATTTTTCTTGACGGAGACCATCTTTCTGGTCGATACTTACTTTCGTCGGCACCTTTTGGAGATAAGCGTCGGTGGCTGATAGACAGGCCAAAAAACCAGACGCCCATCGCTGAGACAAACGACCTCGCAGATGTCCTACGCGAGCAGAGAATCCAAAAAGCAGAATTTCTAGTGTGGAGTGCGCCCGGACAGAAACCTCGAATTATCGACGTTTTGTCCGAGCAAGTGGAGAAAGCAAATGAGCCGGTTTCCATCTCAAAGGCAGACCCAATCAAGCGCATCGTGTACGGTGTCGTGCTCGACCCTTACGGGAAGAATGGTGCTGAAGCAGACGCGCATGACGAGTGGCCTACCCCAGCGATGGTCGAACAAGCAGCTCATGAGTTCGCCGTTGGTCCGTGTGTCATCGGATTGCAGCACGGAAAGAAAGCCAACGCCCAGCTCGTTGAAACGTCCGTTGAACAGTATCCAAGTAGAAAAGACTACCTGGCAGCGATGTCTGAACTGCCGCACAGGGTATATCGGAGAAAGTTCGGGGACGATGTCATTCACTCTGGATCTTGGGTTGTCGGGGTTCGCCTCGGCCCGAAAGAGTGGAAGATGTACGAGGATGGCGAATTGACTGCTTTCTCACCAGGCGGTTTCGGTATCAAAGTTCCAATCACCAGAGCGGAACTGCCGGAAGTGACCTTCGTTGATCTGGAAGAGAAGGTCACACGATGAAGGCCATCCCCGAGCTTCATGTTGGAGAACTATCAATTGTCGACAGAGGGGCGAACAAAAAGAAGCCCTTCCCTATATTCAAACAGGAGAAAATCATGTCAACCAAGGAGAATTGGGACGTAATCCTCAAAGCGGTTCTGGAGACAGAGCTGGAGGGCGAGGAAGCCATCGAGGAGCTGATCACGAAGATGGAGATCGGCGAGAAGGGTGCGGCCGCATCGAAAGCTGTGCTCCGAGTTCTGTCGGGCTTCAAAGACGAGATGCCTCCGGAGTTCCTGGCCGCAATCGGCAAGATGGCAGGGATCCCGGTCGAGAAGGCCGAAGTCGTCAAGAAAGAGGAAGTCATCAAGAAAGAGGAAGAGGAGGTCGTCGTGGAGAAAAGTCTCGAAGGTGTGCCCGAGGAGATCAAGAAGCATTTCGAAGAGATCCAGAAGGCTGCAGATCTTAAGATCACCGCTCTGTCCGAGAAGAACGAGATCATCGAGAAGCAGCTGAAGGTCGAGACGGATACCCGCTTGCTGGCCGAGTGGACCGAAAAGGCCCGTGCCGATCTGTCCCACTACCCCGGCAAGAGCATCGAGGAGATGGGCGTCATACTCAAGTCCCTCGCCGAGCTGGACCCCAAGATGGCGAAAACTCAGTTCGACTTGATGAAAGTCGCGTCCGACGCTCTCAAGGGATCTGAGATCCTCAAGAGTGCCGGCGGCATCCGGACGCACGAGCTGGAAGGTTCTTCCTACGAGAAGATCGAGAAGCTGGCCGACGGCCTCGTCGAGAAGTCCGAGGATCTGAACATGACCAAGGCGTCGGCCATCGCCAAGGTGCTGGAGAGTCCGCTCGGTGCGGAACTCTACAACAAGTACCTCGACGAGCAGAAAGCCGCGAACAGGTAAAGAAGCGGTTACGAACCAAGAACGAAACGGCGGAAACGCCGATGAGCCAGGAGGAAAAAAGTGGCATACGAAGGAAGTCTCAAAATAGTCCCCGGCCTGACAGCCGGTGCTGATCTGTCGAGTGATCAGTACAAATTCGGAAAAGTTTCAGCGGGTGGTGTCGTGCTTGCGAACGTCTCGGGCGAGCCCGTAGATGGCGTGATCCAGGACAAACCGTCCGTCGCAGGGAGAGCAGTATCCCTGGCATATGATGGCGTGACCAAGATCGAAGCGGGTGGCATCATCACCGCCGGAGCCCGGATTCAGCCGAACGCGCTGGGCCTGGCCATCACCGCCGCCGCCGCAGCGTCCGCCGCACACAAAGACAGTGCCGCCGGGACGTTCAACATGGCCGCAGGCGACACGCTCGTGCTCGACGTCGACAATGTCGGTGCCGCCACCGCGACGTTCGACGCCGCAGCAGGAACCATCACCGACACGACAGGTTACGCTGTCGCCAACCAGGATGGTCTGACCGTACTGGTGGCCGTCGATGGTGGCGCGAACCAGACCGTGACTTTCCCCGCGACGGGTCATACGACCGCGCTGGAGATCGCCGCGTCGATGAACGCCGGTCTGATCGGTTGTGGAGTGAATGTAGCTGGTGGCCAGGTGGTTGTCACCTCCGATTCACAGGGAACCGGCTCGACGATAGCCATCACGGCGGGAACCTCCGCTCTGACCTGGGCTGCAGCCGTCGCGGGAACCGGGGATGTGGTAGACATTGACGCGGTGACCGCCGCCGAGGTGAAGACCGTTGTCGACGCAGACACCACGGCGGTATGCACAGTCAACGCCGATGGATCCGTCACGTTCACCAGCCCGAGCACGGGCACGGCATCGGAACTCGATTTCCAGGGAGGTAACGTCATCACGACGATGTCCCTCGCCGTCGAGGTGATCAACGGAGCCGCCAGTGGAACTCATTTCGCAGGCAAAGCCCTGGAAGCAGCCACAGCGAGCGGCGATATCATCTCCGCTCTGCTCATCAACGGACTGAACGTCTAGAAAAGACGAAGAAAGGATTGAACAATGCCGAGCCCCACACCAGGTGACGTTCACGTCAACAGACCGCTGACAAACATCAGCATCGCATACCTCCAGTCGATGGATGATTTCATCGCCGACAAGGTATTTCCCAACATCCCCGTCGCCAAGCAGAGCGACAGATACTTCGAGTACCTGAAGCAGCAGTGGTTCCGGACGGATGCGAAACCTCGTGGCCTGTCCCAGGAATCGGCGGGATCCGGATACGAGATCGACAACACTCCGAACTACTTTGCCAACGTCCAGGCGCTTCATAAGGACATCGACGATCAGCTGCGAGGCAACTCCGATCAGCCGATCAACCTCGATTCCGAAGCGACCGAGTTCGTAACCAGGCAGCTGGCCTTGCGCCGGGAGAAGGACTGGGCCGAAAAGTTTTTCATCACGGCCTTGTGGACGGGGTCGACCACGGGCGCCGACATCGTGCCGGCCATCCTATGGGACGCTGCCGGATCCACACCGATCACCGACATCCGGACCCAGATCGCCGCGATGAAAAAGAAGACCGGCTTCCGTCCGAACAAGCTCGTGCTCCCGGACGACGTCTGGACCAAGCTCCAGGACAACGCCGATTTCCTCGACAGGATAGCCATCACCGGCACCAAGATCGTCACCACGCAGTTGTTGGCCTCCGTGCTGGACATCAGCGAGGTGCTGATCGCTTCCGTAGTCGAGGACAAAGCCCTGGAGGGTGCAGCCGCGGACATGGACTGGGTATACAGCAAGGACGCGCTGTTGGTTTACGCAGCGCCGAAGCCCAGCCTCATGAAGCCGAGCGCCGGATACACGTTCTCGTGGACCGGATACCTCGGAGCGACCAGCCTGGGCACGCGCATCAAGCGCATGAGGATCGACCAGATTAACAGTGACCGGGTCGAGGGAGAGATGGCGTACGACCAGAAAGTCGTCGCTGCTGATCTCGGAGTGTTCTTCAACAACGTGATTTCGTAGAAAGGTACTCGCCATGTGGATCACCGGGAAGCGAATGAAAATTCAACGGGGTGCTGGTTATGTCTGGTTGAACCCCGGTGATCCCGTGCCCGAGGCCGAGAACTGGCACAACAAAACGCCGTGGATCAACGGCGGTTTCATCAAGAAGAGTCGGCGGGTAGAGATGCCCGTCGACCCGGTGGAGCCCGAGGTGGTCGCGGTGGAAGTGGCGGTGGAGGTCACTCCCCCGCCCGTCGTGGAAACCGACACCGTCGTGGAAACCGACACTGACACCGACACCGACACCGACACCGACACCGACACCGAAACTGACA